TGATTGCTTATCAGGATCAAGGCGGGAAATGGACAATATGCGGTGGTGTAACAACGGTAAATGGCAAACCAGTTTTTAAAGGTATGCGTCTCACCCAGAACCAATGTGACGTTATCGATAAAGCCGAGCAGGCAAAGGCGTTGGCATGGGTTGATAAAAACATTCACGTCCCACTGACTGAGCCGCAAAAAGTCGGGATAGCGTCATTCTGTCCGTGGAACATAGGTCCGGCGAAATGCTTTACCTCCACTTTTTACAGGAAACTGAACGCTGCCGACCGGCTCGGGGCATGCGCTGAGATAAAACGCTGGGTTCGCGATGGCGGGAGGGATTGCAATATCAGCGCGAATAACTGTTACGGACAGGTCATTCGCCGCGATCAGGAAAGCGAGCTGACATGCTGGGGCATGGAGGGTTAACGATGTTTAAGTGGGCCCGGATAGTAATCACTGTTTCATTCTTTCTGATTGTCAGCATCCTGATATGGGTGGCCTTTCATTATTACGGCAAGACCATCAGCCAGCAGCAGGAAATCTCAGTAGCCACTCAGGCAAAAAATTCAGCGGAATTCACCCTGAATGCACAGTCACTTGCCATAAACATCTTCAACACTATCGCAGGGGCAACTTTGAATGAGCAACACGCGAACACACTGGACTCACAGGCAGCCCAGAATGACATCAAAGCTGCTCTTGCGGGCGATGTTTGTGCTCCTGTTGTTGTGCCTGCTCGCGCAAATGACCGGGTGCTCAACCGTTACAACGCAGTACGTAAAAGTGCCGGTAACGCCGATACCAGCCAGCCTGCTGGCGTTCTGCCAGCCATCACCTCCACCAAGTGAGCCTTTAACCTGGGGCGCATCATTGCAGTGGAACGAATTGCTGCTGACGGACCTTCAGAATTGCAATGTCCAGATCAGCGGCATTAAGCAAATTGAAGAGGCCAGACAGAAATGATTAAGCGCCTATGGGCAAGCATTAAAGCCTTTTTCTACACACCAGTCCCATCGACTGAATCCCAACCGAAGGAAAATACCGTGAAATTAGCACTCGTTTCGATTATCACCAGCATGCTGGCAAATGGCGCGGCGGCAAACACAGTCCAAGTTACCTTAACCGATAATGCCGATGCAGTTCAGCCAGGTGCCGTGGTGAATTTTACTGCCGACAATGGCGCTACGGTTGCCCCATCGAGCGCACTGACTGATGCAAACGGTCAGATTACTGTGAGCGTGGTCAGTTCCACTGTTGGTGCTTCCACGTTAACGGCAACAGCCGCTGACGGTACCACGGCGAGCATTCAGGTTTATTTCGTCGCGGTTCCAGCGCCAGTAGCCGAAGTGGTTAACCCAATTCCAGCAGCGGACACCGCGCCTGTCGCCTTATCCCCGCTGGAAGCACTGAAAGACGATTTCAAAAAAGTGGTCGCATTCATCGAACACGGTATCGAAGTTCTGGGCAAAGACGCAGAAGCCGATCTGGTTGCACTGAAAGATAAATACCTTTGAGCCTTTCATGAGCCACCTATATAAGGTGGCTCAAATACTGATGATTAATGTCTTTTCACATAATGGTTTCCAGTGCTCGGATTGTAGTATTTTCCTCCTTTATGTGATGAGCCGTGGCTCGGATAGTAATGACCACCTTTTGCAAAGGTCATTGATGACATTGGAAGTGTCAAAGCTAAAGCGAGTAAGGCAAAGATTATTCTCTTCATTTTTTCCCTATTTTCTGTGTGTGTAATACCCAGATCAATCCTATGCCTGAGATTGGCGAAAACAAGTCCATTGAAGAAATTTCACGTGGTGACCCGTGGCCGATATCAAAGACCTTTCTGTAAAACTTCAGTCGTTAAAAAAACAAATACCTTTCGCCACTGCACAAGCGCTGACCAGCGTCGCTCGTCAAATAGCTGCAGCAGAGAAAACCGCTTTCCAGCGTAAGCTTGAGAGTCCAACACCCTTCACGGTGAACGCTGTTGGATCTGTCGGTGCTCGACGTGACAATCTCACTGCTACAGTCTTTGTCCGTGATATTGCTGCCGGTTATCTGGAGCCGCTCGAGTTCGGTGGTGTACATAAGCTCAATGGAAATGTGCTGCTAAATCCCAAAGATGTAAAACTGAACAAGTACGGCAACTTAGGACGCAATAAGCTCTCCCAACTCAAGGCAAAGTCAAACGTGTTTATCGGGGATATCGATGGAATCAACGGTGTCTGGCAGCGGGTGAAAGTGAAAAAGAGCAAGAAGGGTAAGAAGCGCCAGAAGCGCTCAGCTAATGGCACGCGCCGTGAGCGTGAGAAGAACCCAATGCCGAAGTTGCTGATTCGGTTTGGTGATGCTCTCCCCGTTAAGCCCACGCTGGGATACATGGACAGGGCAGAGAAGATGGCTGCAACGCTGATGCCGGGAGCGATAAGCAATGCGATCAGTGAGGCGTTGAAGACCGCCAAGTGAGAATGTATCTCAATAAAAAATGGGTCCTTCCTCAGTCCTTTCTATTGCACGGGCATTGCGCGCCGCGTTCTGCGTCTAGCTATGGGATTTTGAAATTTGGGTAACAGGTAACAACTGAGGTAACACATGAACCAGTCAGATTTTGCCAAACTACATGGTGTCAGCCGCAAGACGGTAACCACCTGGAAAGCCCGTGGTTGGCTGGTTCTTGATGGTGATGACATCGATGTGAAGGCATCAAATGCCAACATCGAACGGTACCGAAAAACTGTTACCCGGACTGAGAAAAAAAACGATAAAAGTGCCGCAGGTAATAAACAGGGTAACAGAGCAGGTAACAAGTCCAAGGGTAACAACTTGGGTAACAAATCGTCAGCAGATCACAGTGAGTCGCCGACAAAAATCGTCGAGCGCATGATCGCCGACAGCGGCGCTAAAATGACGCTGGATGAAGCCCGAACCCTGAAAGAAAACTTTCTGGCGCTCCTCACGCAGCTCGAGTACGAAATCAAGTCCGGACAGGTCTTACCTTATAAGGATATGATCGCCGCTGTAGGTCAGGAATATTCCCGTATGCGTACCCGTCTGATCGCGATTGCTCCCGAACATGGCCCCCGCTTGCGGGTGCTTGCCTCGACCACCAGTGATGCAGAGTTCGTGTCGGCGCTGCAGGAGGTGGTTCATGAGGCAATGGAGGAGTTGAGCCTTGATGCAGATGACAAACGAGGTGCCGACTAACTCAGCCGCCTGGAGGAATTTTGTCACAGAGTTAAAGTTGCGACGTGCAGATATTGCCCCACCTGAACCGCTGTCATTAAGCCAGTGGGCCAATACCTTCGCAGTGTTGTCGAAAGAGACCAGCGCGCAGACTGGCCGGTTTCGCTCCTTCGGATATCAGGATGGCATGATGGATGCCATCACCGACCCGTTGGTGACCCAAGTCTCGGTAATGAAATCGGCCCGTGTGGGCTACACCAAAATTCTCGATCATGTTGTGGGCTATTACCTCCAGCATGATCCTTCACCGATATTGGTTGTGCAGCCTCGCGTAGAAGATGCTGAGGATTACAGCAAAACCGAAATAGCGCCGATGCTACGTGATACTCCGGTATTGGCAGCAATCGCCGGGGACAGTAAGGCAAAAGACAGTAACCAAACCATCCTGAAAAAGCAGTTTCTCAACGGCTCAAACCTGACGCTGGTGGGCGCTAACAGCCCCGGTGGTTTCCGTCGTATCACCTGCCGCGTGATTTTGTTCGATGAAGTTGACGGGTATCCCTCCGGCGGTGCCGGTACTGAGGGTGACCAGATTGCTCTGGGTATCAAACGCTCCGAAACCTTCTGGAACCGCAAAATAGTGCTGGGCTCGACCCCAACGGTGAAGGGCATATCACGTATTGAAAAGGCGTATGGCGAGAGCGATCAGCGAAAATTTAACGTACCTTGCCCGCACTGCGGTGAGTTTCAGGTTCTGGAATGGGGCGGCCCGGATACGCCATACGGCATCAAGTGGGATAAAGACGAAGAGGGAAATGGTTTACCGGAAACGGCCTACTACGTCTGCCGGCACTCCGGGTGCGTGATCCATCACAATGACCTGTCAGTGATGGTGAAGCAGGGAGAGTGGCGATCCACGCGGCCTTTTAAGGGGCACGCAGGATTTCATATCTGGGCGGGTTACAGTCTTTTTCCGAATGCCGCCTGGAAACACCTGGTGGCCGAATGGTTGAGGGTGAAGGACGATGCGCTGATGCGTCAGACGTTTATCAACCTGGTCTTGGGGGAAGTCTACGAAGACCGCGGCGAAAAAGCCCTAAGTGAAAGAAAACTGGTTGAGCGGTGTGAGGTTTACGCCGCTGAAGTGCCTGACGGCGTGGCGGCGATCACTGCCGGCATTGATACGCAGGACGGGCGCTTTGAGATTGAAGTGGTGGGGTGGGGCCGCAACGAAGAAAGCTGGTCGATTGCCTATGACGTTATCGAAGGTGACCTCGAAACCGATGAACCGTGGAAAAGGCTTGATGCCTATCTCAAGCAGGTATGGCGTCGCGCCGACGGCCGCGGTTTTACGTTAATGGCGGCCTGCATGGACTCCGGCGGCCACCACACACAAAAAGTGTATGAGTTTGCCAAAGAGCGTCTGGGTCGTCGGATCTGGGCCATTAAAGGGGAGTCCGCCCGCGGGGGCAAGCGCTCCCCGGTCTGGCCGACCAAAAAGCCTACGTCTCGCAGTAAAGCGCAGTTCCGACCAATCATCCTGGGCGTCAATGCGGCAAAAGATTCTGTTCGGGCCAGGTTGCATATTGAGCCTCCGGAAGCCGGGATCGCCTCAGCAGGCTTTATGCATTTTCCTGTGGATCGTGATCTTAACTATTTCGGTCAGTTACTGGCTGAGCGCTCGGTGACAAAAACAGCGGGTGGACAACGATACCGCGTTTGGGAGCAGTTGCCGGGGAGGGCAAACGAAGCGCTGGACTGCCGGGTCTATTCTTACGGCGCGCTGTGCGGTCTGATGTATATGGGGCTGAAACTCAACGGGTTGGCAGAGAGCATTACTGCAGACGCTGGTAAACTTTTACCACCGCCGGTCGATCCCGAGGAAAAACAAAACCTGCGCCTGCCTGGCGTCATTATCTCTGAACCTGAGAAACCTCAGCGTAAACCTTTGCATAAGCGCCTCGCTTAAGGACCTCTATGTTTAATCCAAACTCCAGTCTATTGGCTGGTGCGATGACGCGTGACCAATTACAGGCTGCGCTGACCAGCGCACAGCAGGCATATCTCGAGCTTTCGACGGGTGTGAAGGGGGTCTCTTTCTCTTACACGCAGGGCGACGGCACGCGCTCGGTCGCTTATCAACAGACAGATATTGGACAGCTCACCGCGCTGATCCAGCTTCTTCAGGCTCAGTTAGGCATCGTTAAACGTCCACGTGTGACGTTAAGGTTTCGGTATTGATGAAAAGCGGAGAGGTCAGAATTCTCGGGCCAAACGGGCGGCCATTACCCCCATCAAACCGAAAAGCATCCATGCTGAACGGATCCGGCCGCGTGCCTTACGACGCTGCGGATTCCTTCAGCGACGCGATGGCGAACTGGCAGCCCGCGCTTTGGTCGCCGGATAATGAAGTCAATATCTACCGCGATCGCATTGTTTCCCGTGTTCGCGACATGGCCCGTAATGACGGTTGGGCATCAGGCAGCGTTACCCGCATTTTGGACAATGCGGTTGGGGCTAATTTTCGCCCGATCGCTAAAGTCGATTATCGCGCGCTTGCACTTCAAACCGGCCTGAAAGCTTTTGATGCCAAATGGGCGGATGAGTACGGTCGGGCCGTTGAGGCGGCGTGGCGTAACTGGGCAAATGACCCCGGACGCTATTGCGACGTTGAGCGAAAAAAAACGGTTTCCCAGATGTTGCGTCTGGCTTTTCGCCACAAACTGGTGGACGGCGATGCGCTGGCAGTTTTGCAGTATCGGACTGACCGGCTAGGACACGGTCGCGCGCGTTATGCGACGACTATACAAATTATTGATCCGGACCGGCTGAGCAACCCGCAGCAGGTGTTCGACATGCTGAACATTCGCGGCGGTGTAGAAATTGACGATGACGGCGTTCCAGTGGCGTATCACATCCGCAAAGCCCACATGGGCGATTGGTGGAGCGCTGAAAAAACCATGACGTGGGAGCGTGTCAGGCGTGAAACAGCATGGGGACGGCCGATTGTCGTGCATGACTTTGATGGCGATCGTGCCGCTCAGCATCGGGGCAGCAGTATTTTTACGCCTATCGTTCAGCGTCTGAAAATGCTGATCAAATACGACGAGGTAGAGCTGGAATCCTCAATCCTCAACGCCGTGTTTGGTGCGTACATCACCTCGCCTTATGACCCTGGCCTGTTCGCTGATTCACTGCAGACTGATGACGTACTGGCTTATCAGGACATGCGTACCGAGTATCACAATGATAAACGCATCTCTTTGCAAAGTGGCGCCCGGATGCCAATCCTTGCGCCGGGTGAAAAGATAGACACCGTGAACGCAGCGCGGCCAACCAGTAACTTTGCGGCGTTCGAAAGCGCAGCATTACGTAACGTGGCCGCAGCCCTGGGTATTTCAACCCAGCAGTTAACGCAGGACTGGTCTGATGTGAATTACAGCTCAGCCCGTTCAGCCATGTTGGAAGCCTGGAAAACCCTGACGCGCCGCCGCGATGATTTTGCCAGCGGCTTTGCCCAGCCTATCTTCAGCAGCTTTATTGAAGAGCTCCACGATATTGGTGAGGTGCCTCTTCCTGCTGGTGCGCCGGAATTTCTGGCGGCCAAAGCGGCGTATTGCCGTGCGCAGTGGATGGGGCCCGGTCGCGGCTGGGTTGACCCCGTTACTGAGAAAAAAGGCGCAATCCTCGGCATGGATTCCGGCATGTCAACGCTGGAAATGGAAGTCTCAGAAAACGTCGGCGAAGACTGGGAAGAGCTTCTCGATCAGCGCGCCCGCGAAATCGAAGCCTTCCAAGAACGCGGATTACCTGTACCAACATGGGCGCAGGCGGACACCTTTGCACCTCAAACAATTAAAGATCCGGAGGCACAGTGAATTTACCGCACTTAGCGCAGCGCCTGTTTAACACGCCGCTGGCGCTGCATCCCCGAAAGGCTGAAGTGGTCATGGCGGCGCTGAATGACCGATTTGGCCTGACGCGCATTCAGTCAATGTCTGACTGGGATGACGAAGATGATTCATTCTCCCGACCGGCCCGTGATACGGGTTATGACGTGGTGGAAGGTATCGCGATTATTCCGGTTCAGGGGACGCTTGTGCAGAAACTCGGCACCTTACGGCCCTACAGCGGGATGACTGGCTATGACGGCATCCGCGCCTGTTTCCTGCGGGCGCTGAATGATAGTGAAGTGAAAGCCATCTGCCTGGACATTGATTCGCCCGGCGGCGAAGTCGCGGGGTGTTTTGACCTCGTTGACGAGATTTATGCCGCGCGCGGCAGTAAACCGGTCTGGGCCATTTTATCCGAAAACGCCTATTCCGCGGCTTACGCGCTGGCGAGTGCGGCGGACAAGATAATCGTGCCGCGAACCGGCGGCGTCGGTTCTGTCGGCGTCATTGTGATGCACGTTGACTGGTCGCAGAAAATCAAAAATGACGGGCTGCAGGTCACCATCATTACTTACGGTGACCGCAAGGCAGAGTCCAATCCGTATGAACCTTTAAGCGAAACGGCGCGTAAAGCCATTCAGTCAGATATTGACGAAATGGGGCGTCTGTTCGTGAGTACCGTCTCCCGCAATCGCGGGATCACAGAGAAAACCGTCCGGGATACCGAAGCCGCCTGTTTTCTTGGCGCCGACGGTGTGCAACTGGGGCTGGCTGATCAAGTGGCCTCGCCTGATGCGGCATTCCGCGATTTATTACAATTAGTTGGAGAGTAAAGATGTCAATGAAAATCAGAGGTTTTGGTCACCTTTTCGGCCGTGGCGCCAATGCGTCCGAAGATGATGAAGACGAAAAAGAAAAGTCCAAAAAGGCCAAAGGCCGTCGTGCGGAAGAGGACGACAACGACGATCAGGATGATAAAGACAAGTCCAAAAAATCTCAGCGTGCAGAAGAAGATGATGGTGATGATTCTGACGACGAAGATGATAAGGACAAGGAAAAGTCTAAGAAGGCCAAAGGTCGCCGCGCTGATGATGACGACGACGATGCGGATGCCGATGAAGATGAAGGCGATGAAAACGACGGTGACGATGATGAAGATGATCGTGACGTCAAAAAGGGTCGCCGCGCCGAGCGCAATCGCATTTCCCGCATTCTCGGCAGTAAATATGCCGCGGGTAAAGGCCCTCTGGCCGTTTCACTGGCGATTACCACCGGCATGAGTTCCGCTGCAGCAATCCGGGTGATGGCGAGTTCTGGTCCAGCGCCGGTCGCGTCGCAGCCTCGTCGCATGTCACTGGATGAACGCATGTCGCAAGTTGAAAACCACCAGCTGGGTAACGCTGACAACGGTGGTCCTTCTGCAAACTCGGTGGTATCTCGTGCGGCTGCTCTCTACAACCAAGTAAAAGGTAAAAAATAATGACTGTGAATCAGGTAGGACAAAACGCCTGGGTGCCCGGCGTTCAACATGACACCTTCATTCCGGATCAGTTGCTGTCCGGCCCTTTGCAGGTTGTCTCTGATACGGTGACGATTCTGACGGGGAGTTCGGCAACCTATAAGCGCGGTACCGTGCTGGGGGTGATCACTGCCTCCGGGAAGTACACCCTGAGTGTGGCGACAGCAACCGACGGTAGTCAGGTTCCGCAGGCTATTCTGGCCGATGATGTGGATGCCACCGCTGCGGACACGTTAGCCGGCGTATATCTGATGGCTGAAATCAACAAAAACCGCATTACCTTTGATGCGAGCTGGACGCTGGCCGCGCTTAAAACGGCACTCCGCCCTTACGGTATTTTCCTGCGTGACAGCGTTCAGGCACCTGCCAGCTAAAACGTAGTTCCCCTTTAAATCGCTTTCTTCGCATGCCCTTTACCGGGCAGGGCGTTATGCATCCATTTTTTATCCCGACCAGCTGGCCGGGACACAGAGAGAACACGCTATGTCTCAATCTATTTACGATACGGTGACGCTCGTCGGGCTGGTTCCTAACCTGATGACGTCACAAAACTGGATCCTCGACCGTTTCTTCCCAAACATCGAGACCAGCAACGATGAATATGTGGCGATCGATGTAGACGTTGGTCTCCGTCGTATGGCGCCGTTTTGCTCGCCTTTAGTCGAAGGTAAGCTGGTCGAAAGCCGCCGCTATCAGACCGACAAGTTCAAGCCTGCTTACATCAAAGATAAGCGCGCACCCGATCTGCGTAAACCTATCCGCCGCCAGATTGGCGAGCGCATTGGGGGGGAATGACACCGCTGCGGAACGTGAAATGCTGAACATCCAGTTCGAGATGAGTGACCAGATCGATATTCTGAATCGTCGCCTCGAGTGGATGGGATGCAGTGCGCTGTCTACCGGTACCGTCACCATTAAAGGCGAAGGCTTCCCGACCACTGTCGTTGACTTTGGCCGCGACCCCTCCCTGACCATTGCCCTCAGCGGTTCTGATAAATGGCCGACGAGTCTCGCCGCCGGTGCGACAAACACCCAGCCCTCTGACGACATTGAAACCTGGCAGACGCTGGTATTGCAAAAGTCTGGCGCTGCGCCGACTGATCTGGTTTTCACCAACAAGTCCTGGAAGGCATTTCGTCTGGACACCACCATCAAAGACAACGCCATTGTGTTTCCTGCACTGAGCCCGTTCGGCAATCAGATTGACGCCGGCGCGCGGGTGCAGAAGGGCGCGGTATACAAAGGGCGCTGGGGTCAGTTTGACCTCTGGCTTTACAACGACTGGTTCATTGACCCGGATACCGGCATTGAAACCCCGATGCTTGCCGATGGTTCGGTGATCATGTCTGGCGCTGATCTGATGGGTACCCGAGCGTTTGGTGCAATTATGGATCCTGCCTTCAACTATGGCCCGATGGCTTATGCACCGAAAAGCTGGCTGAAAGAAGACCCCGCCCAGCGTTTTCTGATGATGCAGTCTTCCCCAATCGTTATCCCAAGCCGGGTTAACGCGGCCCTTTGTGCGACGGTGGTGTGATCATGGCAAAAGATAAAACAAGCGAAGCGGCCTCAGAGGCCGCTGACCTGGTCAGCGTGGTTGTTCTCAAAGGAAAACATCTTCGCCATGATGGCGAGGAATACGCTCAGAATACGCGTGTCCAGTTATCAGAAGCGGATTCAAAGCGCCTCATTGCGCTGGGTTTCGTGAAGTCTCTGTCTGATTTGCAGCAGGAGTTGGAAGGCGCTGGCCCGCAGGAAGTTTCTGTGACCCAGACAGACAGTCAAACCACCATTACCACCTCAGACCCGGAAACCCCGACACCTGAGAACGGAGCGGCCTGATGAGCATCAACTGGGATCAGCATCTGCTCAGGCCGTTACATGGGGTGTTTGGCGACCCGGTTGATTTCCGGCCCGCGGGTGGTGCGGCTTATACCATCAGCGGGATTTTCGACCGCGCCTATACGCAGGAGGTTGAACCTCTGGATGACGGCAGCACGCTAAACACGACGTCTCCCGTCCTGGGTGTGCTGGACGGTGATTTCCGCGTTCCCCCGAAGAAGGGGGATCGGGTGTTTATCGGCACGGTCGGCGGCGAGCCGGTGAACACGTTGTTCACCATCGCCGATGTCCAGCCGGACAGCCACGGCGGCTCAAAGCTTATTCTTAACAGGGTGAAGGTATGAATGCAGCAGCTTTGCGGGGGCTCGTTGTCAGCGCGCTCACGGGAAAAACGGATGCTCTTGACCGCGTTTATTCCCCGCGCGACTGGCCGACGTCTGAGGATATGTATCCCGCCATTCTCGTGCAAACCCCTTTCGATGTGAAAAACTCCCTCGGCCGTAATGTGCCACAGTTTACGACCGTGACCACCGTCCGGATCACCGGTCGCCTGCAGGAGCTTGATGACCTTGATCAGGACAACGGGGCGGTAAAAGCGGAAGAGGCGCTGGAGCAGCTGCGCGAACAAATTGAGCGGGCAGTGATTAACAGCTATGACCTGACCCGGCAAATTCAGCAGTTTTTGCAGATGCGTTCCACGATTGACATCAGTGCCGCTGGTGAAGGGCATACTGCCCAGTTGCTGATGGAACTGGATATTGAGTATTACCAGGGCCCGGAAGAATTTTACCCTATCGAAGCGGACCCGCTTCAGGGGATTGATGTCACCATTATCGAACCTGACGGCACGCCTGAAGTCGGCGTAACCATCGACCTGCCTCAATAACTTTCTGGAGTATCCCATGTTTGTTAAACCCGTAGCCGGGCGCACAGTGCGCGATCCGGTTAAAGGCACCTTTTTGCCCGAAGAAGGGGCAGAGGTCGCTAAAAGTACGTTTTGGGATCGCCGGCTGCGTGATGGTGACGTTATCACCGTTGATGCTTCAGCAGCAGCCGCGAAGTCGACAACCGCTGTAAAAAATACCGATGCAGGCGCTGAAAAAGCTGCTGCATCAACTGATACCGGGAGTGCGAGCTAATGAATTTTCAACAGATCCCCAGCGACATTAGGACCCCCTTGTTTTTTGCTGAGTTCGATAACTCGCAGGCCAACACCGCGACGGCGACGCAGCGTACCCTGATCATTGGTCAGATGCTGACGAATTCTGCGGTGAATCCAAATATTCCGGTTATTGAATCATCAGCCTCAAACACAGCCGGTATTTATGGCGCCGGGTCTATGCTTCATAACCAGATTGCAGCATATCTGGCAAATGATATTTCTGGTGAAATTTACCTGCTCCCACTGGTGGATGGTTCCTCTATGACTGCGGCGACCAGCACTATTACGCTGACCACGGCACCGAGTGAAACCGGGGTGATTTCGCTGTATGTCGCGGGTAAGGGCGTGCAGATCACCGTTTTAAGTACAGACACCGTGACGACGATGGCAGCAGCGTTAGCCGCAGCAATCAATGCCAAAATCGAGTTACCAGTGACAGCAGCATCTGCCGCTGGCGTCATTACTCTGACGGCAAAAAATAAAGGCGCGCATGGTAACACCCTCGATTTGCGGCTGAATTATCTGGGCAGCGCTGGCGGGGAAGTTACGCCTGATGGTCTGGGCATTACGCTCGCTGCATTTACCGGCGGCGCTGGGTCACCGGACATGACAACAGCCCTGGCAAATCTCGGCGATCGGACCTTTGATTTTATCGTTACCCCTTATACCGACACGACTTCTCTGGATGCGCTGAAAAGCTTACTGTCAGACAGCACCGGTCGATGGAGCTACGCTTACCAGCTTTACGGTCACGTTTTCGGAGCGGTATCTGGCACTTATGGTCAGTTGACCACCATTGGTGAAGCCCGCAATGATCAGCATGCAACACTGCTGGGCGTTTATGACTCCCCAACGCCAGCTTATGTCTGGGCAGCGGCCGTAACGGGTGCTGTTGCGGGTAGCCTGCGCAATGATCCGGGACGTCCTCTGCAAACACTCACCATTTCCGGCGTGCTGGCGCCTCCACTGGCTTCACGTTTCGAGCTGACCGAACGCAACAACCTGCTTTACAGCGGTATTTCTACCTTCACTGTGGCTGATGACAGCACGGTGCAGGTGGAAAATCTAATCACTACTTATCAGACCAACAAGTACGGGGATGCTGATGACAGCTATCTGCAGGTGGAAACGTTATTCCTGCTGATGTTCGTCACCCGCTTTATCCGCACGCAGGTCACCTCGAAATTTGCGCGAATGAAACTGGCCGCCGATGGGATCCGTTTCGCTCCGGGGTCCTCGATTGTGACGCCGAACATTATCCGCGCTGAGATGATCGCCCAGTACACACAACTTGAGTACAACGGATATGTGCAGGATTCCAAAGCCTTCGCCGCCGGTTTGGTTGTGACGAAAAGCACGACCAATCCGAACCGCGTCGACGTGCTGTGGGATGGTGTGCTTATCAACCAGCTGCGTGTATTTGCTCTTCTCAACCAGTTCCGACTGCAAGCCGCGGCGTAAGGAAAAAAAATGGGTGATACTTCCAACCGCCTGGCGGGCACCGCGTCGGTGACGACCAATGGCGTCACAATCATGGTCGCCGGGCAGTTCAAATACAGTCCTTCAACCGTTAAACGCGAAACACTGACCGGGATGGATCGTGTCCATGGATATAAGGAAAAGCCTTCTGCGCCGTATATCTCCTGTCAGGTTCGCGACAGCGGCGGTACCACGGTGGCAGACTTTAACGGCATGACCGATGTCACCGTGGTGGCAGAACTCGCCAACGGTAAAACGATTATTGGTACCGGGATGTGGACGGTCGAATCACAGGAAGTGGACAGTGAAGACGCTGTATTCGATGTCCGCTGGGAAAGCTTCTCAGTCGTGGAGAGCTGATCGTGGAAGAGCAGGAAAAAAGTATTGTCATTCCTCTGGATAAACCGCTGGCTGACGCCAGCGGTAAACTGGTCTGGGAAAACATTGAACTGCATGAGCCTGCATTGATCGAAGTGAATCAGTTCTTTGATAAGCAGAAAACGGACGGCGCGCTGGCGGCGATGGGGCTCCTTATCTCGCTGTTATCGGGGATCCCGCCGCAGGTTGTCAGGCGCATACCGTTTACCACTTTCAAACAGTGTGAGGTATTTCTTCTCACCTTCTTAAATTACATCCCCGAACCCGTTATGCCGGTTGAAAGCAGCACGGTGATCGTGCTGCCAAAAGCCCTTCAGGACGGCAAAGGGGAGCATAACTGGGCAGGTATCGATCTTGGTGAACCCTGTCTTGACCAGGTTGACCAGTTTTATAAAACCCAGACAGTGAAAGGCGGTCTGGCGGCGATGTCCGCGCTGATCGCCGAAATCTCTGGCATTCCTCCGCAGGTCATTAACCGTCTGCCGTTTACGGATTACAAGCGCTGCGAGGGTTACATGCTGGGTTTTTTAAACTTCTCCCCGACGGCGGGAGGTGGCGTGAACGCATCGCCGATGTGACGTATTACTACGGCTGGGGCCCGGATCAGGCCGGGCGGCTAACATGGTCGAAACTCAACTGGTGGCGGGATCAGGCATTGCGCATCAATAAGTTAAAGGAACGCGATTAATGGCTAATGTGTTTGATTTCCAGCTCAAAGCGGACGATCAAGTTTCTCAGTCTATTCAGAACATCGATGATGCGGTGAAGAAACTGACTCCCCAGCTAAATGACGCGCAAAAAGTCGTGCAACTCGGCGGCCGCCGTTCCGCAGAAGGTCTTGATGAGGTCAGTGGGCGTCTTGAGAAGCTGGCAAAAAATGCGCGGGATGGTGTCCAGTTTGTCGGGGACCTTGTACCACCGCTAAAAATGGTGGGCGGCCTGACCTTGGGGTTGGGCGGTCTGGCCACTGTCTTGAATGGTGTAAAATCACAAATCAAGGAATATGCGGATTCCGGCTATAAAATTGATACAACCGCCAAAAATATCAGCGCAACCACCCGGGCCTATCAAGAACTGACCGGTGCGATGATTGAAAATGGGGCAACGCGGGATTCTGCTGAAAGCTCTGTTACCGGTCTTTATCAGCGTGCCAATGATGCACTTAACGGTCGGGATGATCCCTTCAATGCCCTTATGGCGCAGATGGGCATCAAGATCAGCAAAACCAAAGAGGGTATGGCTGACGTTGTAAAACTGATGGATGACCTGAATCGAGCCATGCTGAAACAAACACCAGCTCGCCAGTCTGTGATTGCGCAGGTAGGGCAGTTCTCGCCAGATCTTCTGAACTACCTGCGGCAAAGCACCGAGCAGGTCCAGCGCCTTAAAGATCAGGCGCAGCGTGACGGTTTGATTTTCTCAGATAAGGATGTGCAGAACGCGCTGGAATTCCATAACCAGGTAAACCAGATCTCGGCGTCGTGGGATGGCATGCTGATGAAGGGGCAGGCGTGGCTGGGACAGGCCCCGATAGTTCAGAAAAGTTTTGATGATGCTTCGCAGATCATGCAGCACGGGTTCGATGCCGCAACGGTGGGTTCCCTGATGACGTGGAACCGCGGGGGAAAGCAGGCCGACCGGCTGCGCGATGCTCAAAAAAATGACGCGTTCAAGAAAACGCTGTCGTGGGATGAAAAACTGGATCTCCGTTTAGGCTATGCCTCCGGCGATCTGGTCAAAAAACTGAACAGTTTTTATGGCCCGACGGATAGGGCCAGCCAGTTACAGCAGGATGTGCAGGGACTGTATGTCAGTCCTCCAAATAGTGTTCAGCAACCCGGTACGAATGGCCCACTATTCTCACAATTAGAGTCAAAATATAAATTACCGCAAGGCACGCTAAACAACGTTTATCAGGCTGAGTCAGCGGGCGGAAAGTATATGTTTTCTCCTGCTGGCGCTGAAGGCCCGTTTCAGTTTATGCCGGCGACCGGACAGCAGTATGGGCTTAATAATCGCGCTGACCGGATGGATACCGGAAAGTCTGCTGAAGCGGCCGCCCACTATTTATCTGATCTCCTTGCCCAGTTCGGCGGTGATATGAAAAAGGCAGTAGCCGCCTATAACTGGGGTCCCGGCAGGGTTAGCAGTCTGGGGCTCAATTACGCGCCTAAAGAGACGCGCGACTATCTGAACCGGGTCATGCCCGGACTCCCAGATTTTTACGATGTTTCAACCATTAGCGATCCTTTGGTTGGAGATGACCGAGTTTCAGATAATAACGTTACTTACCAGGGGGCAGCGTCGGATTCAGGTAATAGCATTAACTCTCAGCATGAACCTAACATCAACACACCGACACCCGGTTCAGCAGGGGCAGCTGGTGGCGGGATCAGCGCGCAACAAGTTGCCGACGTTTTATCGAAGGTGTTGAAAGATAATAAAAGCGAGATTGAGCTGACGCTGATTAATGACCGGACTGGTGAGCGTAGAAAAATCTCCGGCTCCGGCGGAAAGGTAACCACCGCCATGCCGCTGCCCTGACATATCAACCTGACCCGCTTCGGCGGGTTTTCTCTTTCTGGAGGACAGGATGCCACTGTTACAAAACGCGCTGTCTTCGCTGTTAGGATTTTCGAGTGACAGCTGGAACTGGCAGGATCATATTCATCCGGCTTCGTTTCGCGGCGTGCCCTTTGCGATTATTGATGCGGATGGCAACTTTGGCCGCCGACAGGCCGTCCATGAATACCCTTACCGCGATACGGTCTGGGTCGAAGATTTGGGACGTTCTACCCGTCGCTTGACCTTAAACGGCTTCATCATCCAGTCCAGTCTGATCTACAGCGCTGTTGATGTGATGACACAGCGAGATAATCTTATCGCCGCCTGTGAAAGCGCGGGTGCTGGTACGCTGGTGCATCCTACGCTGGGCGAATTGACGGTTAGCATTGTCGACGGCGGGCTCAAACTACGGGAAAGCAAAGACTCCGAGCGCGTTTTTGAATTCTCTCTCACTGTCATTGAGTCCGGCTTTCGGGTTTTTGCAGTCACCGGAGCAGTATCTGCCGCCTCAGCTGCTCAGACGTCCTGGCTGGCGCTGGCATCAAAATCAGCAGCCACGTTTATTGCCGAGGTTAATTCTGATTTACGCACGGTGACGCAGGCGATAAAAACGCTTAAAAGCACGGTTTCATTCTGGACCAGCATGGTGACGCGCACGGCAAATGAAGCGACGAATCTCAGCAATACGCTGAAATCCACCTTCGGCAGCAGCCGTTATGGGCGTTACAACACGGGGGATGTTGGCGGTACCGCTTCTGGGGCGATAAATACCGCGACGATGACGGCAGACACGGACAATTATGACCTTCTGGTTTCGCAGAAAATGGCGGCATCAGTCGAAAATCGGGCAGAAGTTCAGGATGTAACGGTCAGCCTTTTGGCATCAGCCAGCATAGCGGCATATGCCAGTGGTGCGCAGGATGTGATCAATGCATTACTGTCGAGTGAGGCCAAAGGGTTGGACCTGGTTCGCCTGTTTGAAACGTTGGCGACGTTCTCTGATACCACTTACCGGCACGACAGCAGCGACAGCGGCATTGCTTCTGCTGCACAAATTTACCTCGTCACGTTAAGTGCTGGCGCAATGGCCTATGCGGCGTCTCTTTACGAGCCCGTAAGCTATGACGATGCCGCTGAACTCCTTCAGCGTGTGGTGACAGCGATCGATACGGTGTCACTGGCGGCTGCTGATGCCGGTTATGACGATGTCTTCAGCACGTTGTCCGATCTCAAAACAACGGTCAAAACGACGCTTCAGGAGAAAGGGGCGCAGCTGGCGAATGTGTCCACCGTGGCATTCAGCGCGGTGCTTCCTGCACTTAACCTGGCAAACCGGTTGTATCAGGATGCGGCGAGAACGGAAGGGCTGGTAAAAATGGCCGATCCCATCCATCCGGCATTTATGCCGCTTTCTTTCAGGGCGCTTTCTTCATGAACGATGAAATGACGTTAACCGTCGGTGGCAAGGTGCTTTCCGGCTGGGACTCTGTCCGCGTAACCCGAAGCATTGATCACCTTCCCAGCGATTTCGACCTTTCGCTGATGGATGAATTTCCCGGCAGTGATGGTCAGCAACTGGTCAAAGAAGGCGATGCCTGTGTGGTAAAGCTTGGGAGCGATAAAGTCATTACAGGTTACATCGACCGGTGGGCGCCGATGATTTCCGCCTCGAGGCACGAAGTCCGGGCCACGGGGCGGAGTAAGTGCGAAGACCTGGTGGACTGCTCCGCCAAATGGGACAACAACGTGATCACCGGCGCTACTCCTTTGCAGATTGCGCAGCGTCTGGCCGCGCCGTATGGGATCACCGTGTCGAGTGACGTGACCGATATGCAAAATGTCCCTCAGTTCACGTTGAACTGGGGAGAGAGCTCGCAGGAAATCATTGACCGCATTACACGCTGGGCGGCGCTTCTCTACTATGACCTGCCGGACGGCAGCCTCTACCTGACCCGTGTCGGTACCCGAAAAGCTGCCAGCGGCGTGGCACAGGGTATCAACATTGAAGCGGCGGCCTATGAGGCCTCGATGGATGAACGGTTTTCCGAGTACACCGGTGTCTCAATGACGGTTAACCCGCTGGTCGATGACAGTGGTTATGGTGCCGTGACCAAAGCCACCGCGAATGATCCGGACGTTGCCAAAATGCGATACCGTAACCGGATCATCATTGTCGAAAGCACCATGAATACCACCGAGCTGGCGCAGCAGGCGATTGACTGGGAAATGAACAGGCGTTATGGCCGCTCTAAGGTTCTGCAGGTCACCATTGATAACTGGCGCGACAGCGCGGGCAAATTGTGGGAACCCAATACCCTGATCCCCGTCAATATCCCCAAAATGGGCATCAATGACGTGCTGTGGCTGCTGGCAGAAATCACTTTTATCAAAGATGACCAGGGCACGGTGGCGCAGATGGTACTGATGCCGCCTGCGGCGTTCTCTGTCCAGCCTTATCGTTTCTACAACGTCATTCAGGAGCTGAACAGATGACGATGCTTAACACGCTTTACCGTCGGGCGATGATGATGCTCGGTGTGGGAAGCGTCTCGCTGACTAATGATGATGGTGGGATCCAGAAAGTGCAGTATCAGACGCCGATGGAAGTGCGCGGCGATACGCCCCGCCTGATGGAGTTTGGTTTCTCCTCCTCCTTGCCTGATGGTGCTGATGTACTGATTGCCTACCTTTCCGGTGATCGGTCTAACGCCGTGGTGATTGCTTCCGGGCATAAGGGCAGCCGTAAAACCGGCCTAAACCCGGGCGAAACGATCCTCTACAACCTATGGGGTATGCATTTTAAATTGATGGAGGCAGGGGTAGAGATAGATGCCAAAGGGAAACCGGTCACGGTGATCAACTCAACGAGGGTGACCATTGTTGCTGCAGAAGAAATCTATGCTGACACGCCGGTGCTGAAATGCGCGGGTGACATCATTGATAACGCTGGGAGCAACACCACCACGTTGAAAAATCTGCGCGACACTTACAACAATCATGATCATGTTGTGAACAACGTGCAAAGTGGTAGTTCATCGCCTACGAGCGAAAAACCCGGGGAGTTAGTTGAATGACTGACATTACAACGGTGTGGAATGCTGAACAATCTGTTGGCGACTGGGCTGAAGCATTGGGTGACCTGCAGCAGGGTGATGACCTTGAAACAGCCATTTTAATCAGTCTTTTCACTGACCGGCTGGCGCGGGAAGATGATGAATATGATGGCGATAACCGCCGCGGGTGGTGGGGCGATCAGGATCAGGATTATTCCATCGGGTCACGTCTCTGGCTGTTGCGTCGTCAGAAACTGACTCTGACCGTTGCAAACAAAGCGCAGGACTTTGCCGCCGAGGCGCTGAAGTGGCTTACGGATGACGGGGTAGTTTCCAGTATTACGCCCGTCACACAAATCGTGTATCCGAATCGCCTTAACCTTTTTATCACCTACCAAATGCCAGGACAGGACGCTGTGTCCAAGCGTTATTTCTGGGTCTGGGAGTCTTAACCGATGCCATACAACCGGCCAACGCTCACCGAGCTGCGCGCGCGTAACCTCGCCGCGATTGAATCAGAATTAAAAGGGATAGGCACGCCGTTACGGTTTTCAAATCTGAACATCCTCGGAACGGCGGATGCGGGTCTGGCTTACCTCCATTATGGCTATCTTGACTGGATAGCGAAGCAGTCAGTGCCGTGGAGCGCGACGGATGAGAATCTTGCGGGGTGGGCTGCTTTAAAAAGCCTGACGCAAAAAGCAGCCAACGCCGGGACAAACAATGCCACCCTTTTCACCGGCATTGCAGGAACCGCTATTCCGGCGGGTACCGTCTTAAACCGGGGAGATGGTTACCAGTACACGACAGATGCGGAGGTAGATATTGGGTCCTCAGGCACGGCAACTGGCGCAATCACTGCGGTGTTGCCTGATCCCAATGATGACCCGACGGGTGGCGGCGATGCGGGGAATACCCCGGCAGGTACCCAACTGACGCTGGATGTCAGCATTTCAGGCGTTGACTCGATAGCGACTATCAGCACGGCCATTACGGATGGCGCAGATATCGAAACCGAAGATGCTTTCCGTTCCCGGACACTGCTTGCCTACCAAAATACACCACAGGGCGGAAATGATGATGACTATGAAGCCTGGGCGCTTGCCGTAGCAGGTGTTACGCGGGCGTGGACGGTACGCAGGCTTATGGGGGCCGGTACTGTTGGCGTGTATATCATGATTGACGGTAATGACACGTCGAATAATGGTTTTCCCGTGGGTACCGATGGTATTTCCCCACTCGACAGCTGGTCGGGCACCAAGGCGACCGGGGATCAAAAAAAGGTGGCGGATTATATCTACCCGCTTCAGCCCGTCACGGCACTGGTGTATGTCTGTTCGCCAATTAAAACGACCATCAATTTTACGATTAGCGGCCTGGCATCGGCTGACAGTACAACAACTGCCGCGATTGCCGCTGCCATTGATGGGGTGTTGTTCGAGTCCGGCAACCCTCAGGGGGCCACGATTTATCTGTCTGATCTGCTGATTGCCATCAGTAATGTCAGCGGTACGGGTGGGTTTATCCTGACTTCTCCCTCGGCAAATATTACCACCACGACCGGGCAATTGCCGGTAAGGGGTACGGTGACTTATACATGAGCCGGTTTACTTTAGAAGATTACACGTCAGCGCTGCAAAATTTAATGCCAACCGGACTGGTTTGGTCACGCAAAACTGATGGTGTTCAAACCGCCGTATTGCGGGCGCTGGCACAGTCATATCAGGACAGTGATGGTGCGGCAGTATCATTGTTAATCGGCGCTTTCCCGGCGACAGCAACCATTATGTTAACCGACTGGGAGAAAACGCTCGGGCTCCCGGACGATTGTGCCATAGGGGAAAATGACAGCATTGCCGTCAGGCAAAAGTCAGTGGTCTCGAAGCTTTTCAGTACGGGCGGTCAGTCCGCTTCTTATTTCATAGGTGTAGCCAAAGCGCTGGGTTATGACATTACCGTGACGGTTTACCGTCAGGCGCGGGCGGGAATGTCGGTCTGCGGTGATGCGCTTAACGGGGAGAACTGGCCCTTCACCTGGCTGGTAACAGCGCCCGAAACAACGATTTCCTATGCTCAGGCTGGCCAGTCTTACGCCGGTGACCCTTTGCGCTCTTGGGGAAATAAGCGGCTTGAGTGTCGTCTCAATACACTTGCGCCATCTCATACAATTGTGCTTTTCGGTTATTCGAATTAATCATTAATCTTTTAAAATTTTTTATCAGCGCCTTTACTGGCGAGGGAATTTCTATGCAAAAAATTGGGAACATAACGTCCACAGCGGATGCTAACGGCGAGTGGACAAACGGTAATGTCGCTGCAGGGACACCCCCAACGATTATCGATGCAGCCTGGCTGAATACTATCCAGCGCGAAATAGCCAACGTCGTCACTGGTGCGGGGCTAACACTCGACCCGTCTAATGATGCGCAATTGTTAGCATCATTGTTATCGCTAACGGGACCCGGTCGGTTGTTAGCTGTGAAATACATCACTGCCAGCACCACATACACGCCTACCGCAGGAACGAAAAAGATTTTTGTTCAGGGTATCGGTACTGGTGGTAATGGTGCTGGGAGTATTGCATCTGGCTCAAACGGATGTACATGTTGCAGTGGTGGTGCTTCCGGAGGCTATGCCGAAGCATGGTATACATCCGGGTTTAGTAGTGTTGCTGTCACGATAGGTGCAATTGGCGCACTAAACTACGCCAGCGGCGCAGCAGGTGGTACATCAACGTTCGGGTCACTAATGAGCATACCAGGCGGCGGAGGCGGTGGTGCATCAGCGCAGGCTTCCACTGTGGCTTACTTTGAAAATGGAGGCGGGGCCGTAGGTGGAAATCCTACTTTAAGTGGACACATTAGTGGCTTTGTAACACCAGGGGTGTTCGGGCAATCCGGTAAAGTATTTAGCGGCGCCGCGGCTTCTGGTCAGGGGGCACCATCACGCTTTGGCACCGGCGGAGGTAATGTGGCAATTGCTGCGGGTGGAAATGCTGGTGGTAATGCTGCGGGTTACGGGGCGGGTGGAGGCGGAGCGTGGCGTGGCAACAAACAGCGCAGCTGTTTATGGCGGTAATGCAACCAAGGGTATGTTTATTGTTTGGGAGTATGCATGATGAATGATGAAACTTACACTTACGCAGTGATTGATATCTCAACAAACATTGTTATCAATCGTATCGACTGGGACGGTGTTCAGGAATGGGCACCACCGGATGGTTGTATTGCCGTCAGGGTTGATGATCCTGCCGCTGGCGGGATTGGTGATTCATACAACCCTAAGACGGGAGGGTTTACCAAGGCTGAGGTATAGAAAAAGAAGGGGGTATCCCCCTTCCAATATCACTCATTTTCTATTTTCATATAAATAATGTTACATGTGGCAATAATAACGCAGATGTTAAACATATATAAAATTCTAAAATATGATGCATAGATTGTTGGAGAAAAACCAATCATGACTATGCTGGCAAATGCGCAAGATGTTGCCACCAACGGAATAAGGCTTCGGTTAAGGCCGCCTATGAATAGCGATGATCTGAACATGATACAAACTATAAACAACATGGTGTATAAAAGATAAACTTGGCCAGTTATAGACGAGAATTTTTCCGCCCACGGATATAGTAGGTCAGGACTTAGCCAATTAAAGAAATGCGAATGAAGAGCTGAGCCTTTTAAGCTTGTGTAAAAGTTAAGAAATATATAAGACAGTATGATGGCTGATGAAATATAATTACTTAATGCTTTTTTGTTTGTTTTCAAAATCAAAGCAATACATAGAGTGATAAGTGGGATGTTAAATGGCATACTCATTGCCATTCCGACCCTGTCTATCCCAAACATTAATTTTAATAATATACTGTACTCGAAGAATTGCGGCATCCAATTAATGGATTCTGCAGAAGACCGAATTTCATTTCCAGGAGCAAGGAAAAGGAATGCAGAGCATATGGTTAATACAATAATAAAACCAATTGAATACCATGAGATTTTAACCTTTTTCAACACAATTAAGCTATAGCAAATTAGTAGCAAAAAGACTGCGGATTGCTCTGAAAATCCAGCAACAACTAACGCCACTAATGATAAGTAAGAATTAACTAACCCTCGTTCATGCTTTAAAAAAATGGAAAGGGAATAAGTAGCAAGAGAGAATGGGATGATGTAATTATAAGCACCTGTAACCCAATAAAAAGAATCAATATTTATTAGTTTAGGTACAAGAAGCAATAGAACTGATGAACCGAGCACAAAATTAAGCCGTATCTCGCCAGTTGCAATACGACTTATAGAACAGGCAAGAAGTATGAATGCTGAAGGTATTATAACCTTCCAGAAAGTGCTAAAATGTATCGTTGATGCTAGTAGGCCCTCGATGGTAAATCTACCACTCCAAGTATCATATCTGTAAAGCATGAATTCTAAAACGTTTCTTGTATTCAGTGCGTTATAAAAGAAAACATCATCATTACTGGTTCTCAATCTCAGGGTTTGAAACATGGTTATGTAGAACACTACGATTAGACCTGTCACAAAATAGAACTTCCATTTACTTGCATTCATACATAACCCCTCTGACTTTTCCTCTTGTATCGGCCATCGTGATGGCTATATCTCCTGATAAACCACCAAGAAATTTAATATTTCTTATCGCCCCCTCAAAACCTGACTTATCAAAAGCATTATAAGTTCCGATAAACTTGCTTACATCGGGTCTGCTTTGAGTGGCATAATTTACCTTAACCCACTCGGAACCATTCATTTTTTTTGCATAGATCCTAACCTTACTTTTTGGATCTTGTTCAGAAACTGCCCATCCGTGGATGGATAAAAATTTATCTGTAAGCGTGCATTGATCTATTGAGTAGAGGGCAATTTTTTCATCAAACTTTGGAAGTGGAACCGCCTTGTAATTATTCCATGAGAAAAAAAACAAGATAGTCATAATTATCGATATAAAAACACCCAGCCAGAAAAAAAGGGTTAACGCTTTCAATTCTTATTCCTTTTAACAATATATCTTGGTCTTTGTTTTGTTTCTAAATATATACGCCCAATGTATTCACCAAGTACGCCAATGCCTATTAATTGAATTCCACCTAGGAAAAGAATAGAAACCAGAATAGACGGGTAACCATGAACGGGGTTGCCAAAAATGAGTGTGTCAATAACCATATATACACCGTAGGCGAAAGATAGCCCGGCGACAAAAAGCCCGATATAAGTCCACATGCGAAGCGGGAAAGTTGAGAAAGATGTAATGCCTTCGAGAGCAAGGTTCCACAGTTTCCAGCCATTGAACTTTGTCGAACCGGCAACGCGTTCATCTCGGGTGTATTCGACAACTTCAGTGCGACCACCGACCCAAGACAGAACCCCTTTCATGAATAAGTTTCGTTCAGGGAGCGACTTAATGTTTTCTACGACCGCGCGAGACATTAACCTGAAATCGCCAACGTTTTCCTCAATCTTAGGCTTGCTGATCATGTTATGGAGCTTATAAAACCACTCAGCACTTTTACGCTTAAAATGGCTGTCTGACGACCTGTCTGCTCGTTTAGCCAGAACAACATCTGCACCTTCCTGCCACTTCTCTACAAGTCGGGGGATCACGTCAATTGGATCCTGAAGGTCAACATCAATAGGAATGACCACATCACCTGTTGAAGCTTCTAGGCCTGCGAATAGAGCGGGCTCTTTACCAAAGTTTCTGGTGAAGGATAGCGCTTTAACGAGCGAATCTGATTTTGCCAGCGCGTTAATTAGGCTTTCTGTATTGTCGCTACTACCGTCGTTAATGAAAACAATCTCCACCTCGTGCTGAGACAGTTGTTCACGGACTGTCCGATAAAAAATAGCGACGGTGTCCTCTTCGTTGAAGACAGGGACGACAAGAGATATTTTCATTACTCTTCCCTAAATATGATGAATGTCGAGTATAGGAACCCAATAAGGAGGCTTATTGCTGAAAAACCTATCAGGGTTAATATTGGGTTAAGCTCGACCTCATCACCCAGGTAACCGCAGGCCAGAGCAAGCGCCCCCATGAAGCCAACATACAGAAAGTATTTTGTAGTTGTGTGTTCTGCCTGATAAGTCCACTTGGCGTTAGCAAAGAAACTAAATGTGACAGCGACGCAAAATCCCGCAAAGTTACTGATCATTTGCTCATGACCAAACGAGTAGTATACGGCTGCAAAAGTTAACCAATGGATTGCGGTATTAAGACCACCAATAAATGCATACTTAACAAAAATTTTTAACATGAGAAGATTCGGAGTAAGAGAGATTGCAGGATCGTAGCATTTGATTCATAGAAGGCAAGGAAACGTAAGGGAATGTTAGTTTTTTTT